ATACTGTAGGAGGTTTTTTGTTTAGTGGCTATCAGATATGACTCTTTTGTAAAAAGGCCATTTGAAGAACATGGTTTTGAAGATTGGCAAATATTAGATCTACAGGATTGTATACAAGATATTAATAAATTCTTGCCCCATGTAAAAATCGTTAACCCCGATCATGGTGAAATGGTATTTGATCCATATGAATATCAGAAGGTTCTTCTAAAGAAATTCCAAAAGAACAGATTCAATGTAGGTCTATTAGCTAGACAGTCAGGTAAGACTACAGCAGTTGCAGTCTATGCACTGTGGTATGCCATTTTCCAGGATGATAAGGTTATTGGTATTGTCTCTAATAAAGAAAAGGTAGCTAAGATGATCCTTGACAGAATCAAGAGGATGTATGAACGGTTACCGATGTGGTTAAAGCCTGGAGTTAAAGAATATCAGAAGACCGGCCTTACATTTGACAATGGAACACAAATAATGATTTCTGCCACGACTGAGGATGCCTTTCGTGGTCAAACCATTAACCTACTAATCTGTGATGAGTTTGCATTCGTGCCTAAAAACATGGCAAAGGATTTCTGGGCAGCAAACTATCCAACCATCTCTGCAAGCAAGACCTCTAAGGTAATTGTTATCTCTACTCCAAATGGAATGCATAATCTATTTCATAAACTATGGATGAGAGCCGAAAGAAAAGAGAACATGTTTATGACCACTAAAGTTACATGGACAAGTGTTCCTGGTAGAGATAAGGAATGGGCTGAAGCAGAACTTAAGAACCTTGGCAGTAAACAAAGATTCAGACAAGAGCATGAAGTTGAGTTCCTTGGGTCTGCAAGCACTGTTATTGATCCTGATGTACTAGAACAATTACTAGCTAACTACATAGAACCCATCCTTCTTGATCTGGAAGATCACTTGTATGTTTATGAAAAGCCAAAAGAAGGTGCAGAATATGTCTTGGGAGTTGACACTGCTAAAGGAACTGGAGAGCATTTCTCAGCAATTCAAATACTAGAAATAATGAACCTTAAACCTATCAAGTTTAAACAGGTTGGTGTTTACTTTAACAATACCATAGATGTCTATAACTTCTCAGAAGTTGTAAACAAGTTATCATACTATTACAATCATGCTTACATTATGTGTGAGAATAATGCTGAAGGTGCTGCTATTGTTAATAGACTATGGTGGGAATATGAAAATGAAAATTTGATCAATAGTGGTTCCAAAACTATTGATCTTGGTATAAGAGCTACAAGAAAAACCAAACCAATTGCTGTCCTTCTGATGAAGAGACTTATCGAAGACGGTAGCTTGGATTTATTTGATGAGGAAACCATAGATCAACTTACATCTTTTGTAGAAGAGAGTAACAAATTCTTTGGTAAGGAAATGCCAGATGATCTAGTCTCAGCACTCTATTGGGCAACATATATTATTGAGATGGGTATTTTTGAAGGTGACTACGAACTAAGAAGACATAGAAAAGAAAATCAAACAGAAGAAGATGTTTGGGGCATCCTGGCTGATGTTGAAGACAGTGTGGAAGATTGGAGTTGGTTAAAAGATACAAAGGTAATGTTTGGAGGATAATAAATGGCAATAACTAAAGACGAACTAATAGAAAGGATTAAAAGACGTTTAGGGCATCCTGTTGTCAAGGTAGAACTTGATGATGCTCAGGTCATTGATAATATAGATTTTGCTGTTCAGAAGTGGAAGAAGTGGGCTATAGGTGCTGGCACAGTAGAAAAGTACATGACATTAGCACTCTCTGCTGGACAGATATTCTATGACCTACCCCCAGAAGTTACTGAAGTCATTAATTACTCCACTGAACAAGCAGGTAGTATTAACACACTTTTTACCATAGAAAATTACTTATATAACCAAGGGATGTACGATTTTATTACTCATACAGGTGGGGAATATTCACTCCTATCATATCACATAGCAAGAAATTTCTTGGAAGATTTGAGGAAGTATATACCCGATGCATATAATTTCAGATACCATAGATATACAAATCAAATAGAAATAAATCCCCCACCTCCAAGTGGTGGAAATATGACGGTCCAGGGAACCAACTGGAACTCTCCAGGTATCATTCTACTCAGGACTTATGTTGTCGAAAGTGAACTTAATAAAAATCTCTATGATGAAGATTGGATTTTTGATTACTCAACATCACAATCCAAAAGAATGCTTGGATTGATTAGACGAAAATTTGAGAACTTTCAATCCATTGGAAACATTGGGATAGGTCTGGATGGAGCTTCCCTTATTAGTGAAGCCGACACAGAGTTAGAGAAGCTAGAAGAGACACTACGACTTGAAGAACCATTTGATGGATATGGATTAGACTTACATTAAGGAGAATATGTTATGAAAGATACATTTCAAATTGTTGCTGTGACTGCAACCGATTGGTGTTATTACGAAGACGATAGACCCATAAGTAAAGTAGATAAAATGTTTACACTGATTGATGGACTTATTGTGGGTTTATTAATATATGAGGATGATGAGAAAATGGTTATAGCTCATCAATATTTTCTTGAAGAAGAAAAGGTAAGACACACAACGGTAGTAAGTAAAGTCACTGTTATAGAAAGATTAGATTTTAATTTTAAAGATGGTGTTAGCACTACACAAGAGCATGAAATTGAAGACATTGAGGTTGACTAATGACTAGATCAAGTTCCAGAAGAGATGGTGATCCATATCTTCCAGAGAAACCAGGATACTTAGATAACATACCTACATGGGATATGCATGACTTAAGGGATAATGTAGAATATGATTTGTTTGAATCCTTGATTGCAGAGTTTACAGACATCTCCGGTATTGTTGTTGACTATTATATTCTTGACCCTGTAGTTGAAAGCCAAGCTGATATTCTTTATGGTGAGACTACCAGGACAGCTTACCTCCCACCTTTACAATCAAAATTAATTTATGAGGTCACAGAAGAAGTAACAATGACTAACACCTTTGGTATTAACTCCCAGGAAATGATTCAATATGCAGCAATGCCAAAAATAACATTCTCAAGAGATATTAGTGCCGGTTATCAACCATTACCTGGAGATGTAATTGTTACTCACTGGAACAACAGAGCATATGAATTAGTGGATGTAGGTGAAGAAGAAAAAATCTTCCAGCTAAAGAAAATGGTATGGTCATTTATAGTTAAACCGTTTAGATTCTCTGAACAAAGTGACTCAGCAAGAGATATCACAGAAAGTGATCCACTCTCAGCATACGGAGACAATGTTTACATTGAGGAAGAGTCGAATAAGATTGATGATTACTCTGATGTGGATGAATCTATCTATGGGTATTAAATAATTTAATAGGTGGTGTTATTATGAGTTTAAGAAAACATCTTGAAACCGAAACATGGGAACTACCAACACATGGTGGTGGGAAACATAAAACAAATATCCCTCCAAACGAAAGATCATTTAAAAACCAACCGAAATATTCTAATGGAAAAAGTATGGTCAAATTTCAGGATTGGCTTTTGATCAAATCTCAGAAAAGTGATCCTAAGCATTCGGCCTATAGCTTTGGAAAGTCTGATGCTGACGGTAAGTGGTATGGCTGGAGCCATAGAGCAGTGGCAGGTTTCGGGTCTGGGGATAAAGTAACCGGAAAAAGTTCAGCTAAGAAACAAACTCCAGAAAAAAATGATGATGGAACTACAAATTGGGATACTGGATATGAGCCTGACTTCACCATCAAAGATGATGATCATGCAAAACAAGTTGCTTTACAGTTCTCAGATAATGTAGGTTAAGCAGGTCCGTACTTATCCTCAAAATCCTCTTTTCCATTCTTCTTTTTATTCAACCGATTCCAATCTCTAGTATTCTCAGGATACCCTTTAGGTATGCCGTAAGTATCAATCTCACCGGCCTGATGAAGATCATCATTCCTTTGAAGTTCTTCTATCTCTGGATGAACATTCCTTAAACAACTTCTACTCACAACATAATCAACCAAGAATGTATGAAGGGCTACACTACTTAGGAAGTCTCTATCAATTGTAGGATCTAAATGTACAAGAGGACTCCATGGACCATAGTGACCACCCATAGCATCTTCAAGTTGATTCCATGGTAAACTATTTTTAGCATACCATTTCTTGCCTTCAGGTCCAACATACATGTTAAGCCATTTCAACACTCTTGGTGCATACACAGTATGCAGATCATCGGTACGTAACCGACCATCATCATATCTTGACTCTCTTCCTGGTAGACCTGACCGGAAAAGATCATGACATATGAGAGCAGTATAAAGGATGTCAGTATGCTTCACAGACCACTTTCTCTTAGACCCCTCTACCAGCATACGTATATGATCTTTGGCATACTGTAGGCAATATAAGACGTGTTCTACAAGGCTTTCCCCTGCATGGTGCTTCCCTGATGTACTTGCTGGTTCAGTCCAGAAATAATCTGGGGCAGACTTCAATGCCAAGACAGCAAACTTCCTCATGTACGGATCTGAAATCATACGGCACTTCTTAAAGAGAAGTACCTTTAGCATTTTTTGATATTTGTTCATCTTTGTATCCTCTCCTTTGAAAGATAATCCCTAGCTTCATGTTCAAGCTCATGGCACTCAGCACACAGACCCTTTAAGTCACTATAGTCCTCCATTCCCAAATTCGTATATGTCGTGTGATGGAGATGTAATTCTTTCCAGCCTGGAATACAACCACATTCCTGACAGGTCTTACCCATCACTTGAAAATACCGATGTCTCAATGCCCTCCAAAATGGAGAGTCCAAATAACGGTGATAGTCACCGTGTTTAATCCCCTTCCATTGCCACTCACCATTTTTATAATATCCATTAAGCCCCTGTTGATAGTATCCTGGATTAATAGTTTCATATAATTTATGTGGTCTTATTGTATCTTGCCAAGAATTTGGTTCACAATATTGACATACGAAAGGAATTGGTATAGGATCATCTTCCCACATTTTAAAATTATTTTTACATGTTTTACACTTGTATATTTTCACTGATGAAGTGTCAGTCATGGTTTTCTCCACTGCACTTCATTTGCTGCTTTATTCCAACATGAAGCAGCATGATCATAAATAGTATGTTCGAAATATCCAAAATACCACATTTTATTATCAATCCGATATATACCTTCTCTTTTTTCTTTTGTATCAAACCATTTTAAATCATCTTCTTCAACTTCAAACATATGACTAGTATGACCTATATTCCAATAACTATTTTCTGCCATTTCTTCTATAGTTGAACCTAATAAAAACAAATCATAAATATCAGTTAAATTAGCTTTAACCAAAGCCTTTTCTATTTTTCTTTTATCATCTGATTTCCATTCTCCATATAGATATGGCTTAACCTCAACTAATAGAAATTTTGGTTTATAAGTTTTTCCATTTCTAGAAAAGGGGTTTCTCTTTATAACAAAATCTGGTATCCATCCTGGTAAATCAAATGGTTCATACTCATACTCCCATTCTTTTAAATCGAAATATGCTGCCCATCTTGCTTCAAGTCTGGACCTGTATTGTCTACCATTATACATTGTTGGTATTGCTTTCATCTCTCTCTCAAACTATCTAATTCTTTTATAAGCCGGTCTATATAATCATTGAACTCTATTTTTCCTGTTAGATCATAAGATATACAAACAGAAGGATCATTATTATATGTTGCCCATTCGTTTAGAACAATATATCTTGTTGTATCTATAATTCCTTCATGTTCAATTACTCTAAATCTGTTAGTCATTTCCATACTCCTTTCCTTACAAAAATCTCACTCTCACTCCTGCTTCAGTCAACATCTCTTTAACTATCTTGAAATCATTCCCCCATCTTTTATCAGACCAATCAGGCTCAATGCCGATTAACTCTATAATACCTGATTGAATAATTCCTCTAGCACACTCAATGCATGGATACCAGTTAACATACATCCTTGATCCATTAGTTGCTAGACCCTTGTTTGCAGCATTATAAATTGCATTCTTCTCTGCATGTTCAGTCCATGCATACTTAGCAGGTCTGTGATGTCGAGCTTCAACATCATCATCAATGTTTCTGGGAAAACCATTCCACCCCACGGCCACAACCGTATTTCTACCATTGACTATAACAGCACCGACCTTTGTATTTCTATCCTTGCTCCAGGATGCAACCCTATTTGCCATTTGCATCCATCTAATATCCCATTTGCTACTTCCCATTCTTTTTCTCCTTCTTCACTTTTCTTTTCTTCTTATTCAATTTCGTTGAAGCACTTTCAAGTAAATCTATTGCTTGCTTTGCTAGTACTCTCCAACCAAGATCCCTCATATGAAAAATAGGGAAATCCTCATAACCTCTTGGTAATTCAATCTTATACTCATAGGTCTGTAGATCTTCATTGACACAAATGCCAGTGTTCCAGACATGAATCTCATCAATTTGTTTATCGTTGACATAGGCTTTTACAATTAGCATAACTTTATCTCCTTTACCAGTTCTTTACCTTCCCACTTTAATGGTATCACTATAAATTCTTCCGGTACATCATATGGAGAACGAATTTCTAATTTTGCACCATACTCCCATAGTGCATTTCTCCTAGATGCTTTAGCTGATTTGTAGCACTCATAAAGTATACTCATTTTTTGACAATAAGCATAATCACCATACCAAGATGGTTGAATATAAAAACGTGTATTAGGCTTATGGACCTGTTCCTTAATGGCCGATGTTCTAAAACTTACTTTACTATTCCCATAGTGTCTATCCGTTCTTTCAATACCCATCCTTTCTGAACATAGATGTGCTTTTTTACCTTCATCTTCTGGCCATAATTGTGCAAAAATACCCTTTACTGTAATATCAAAATCAATATCTTTTTTCGATTCTTTCTTTTCATTATGCCATTCATGTGGAATATCATTTAGTAGTAAAAATTTCTTAATATCTTTTTCACCCACATAACCTTTATCATAATCCTTTTTCGTATAGTCTTTCCTTCTAGCTGTCATTTCCTAACCCCTCAAAAAATATTGACAATCTATCTTTTGCTGCACCATCAAGAAGCTCTTCCTTGTTCATAGGTTCAAGCAGTGTCTTAATCTTCTTCAAGAAAAACTTCTCTATCATTACTTCATAGTCAGGTTGAATCACACTATCAAATTCTTTCGGCCATCTCAAAAAAGATATAGTCACCATGCCGTAAGGATTAGGCTTGACATAGATAACTCTAGCCTTTGTACCATTATGAATGTCTTCATATTCATTCTCAATGCCTAAGTCCTTAAGCAACCTTCTGTAATTGTAAACACCTTTAACATGCCATGGAGCACGTTTCCTCCATCCATCCTTAGTCAGATACTTGTCGAGTTTGTTGATACCAATATTAGCTGCAATCTCTTCAGGGTAAACATTCTTTAGCTCACTTTTACACTCATCTATTTTTGTCGATATCTCTCTATCAGGAACACCCTTTAAGATCATGTCAACAACTTCTTTAAGCATGATCCTAACAGCTTCAGCACTATCAGACCTAACCATTTCCAGGCCGGTCACACTGATCTTATCACAACGTGCTCCCTCTTCACTTACGGCC